AATGTATCCGATATCATAAATTATAAGTTTTATGAGGCCTATATCAGATTAGCATTACACTAGTCCTCATAATTATAGTGTATAATTAAGATTGCAATTGATTATATACTATAATTATGAAGTCATATAATTTTAATAAGGAGGATTTATAATGACTGTAAAGAAAAACGAAACTGCTACTGTCGAAAAGAAGCGTAAAAGAAAAATTGGTGTTGGTGATCTAATTGAGCTCTATAATGAAGGAGCATTTAGCAACGAACCAGTAGGTAAAGCTATAGCAGCTGCTATGGAAATTCATTTAAGAACTCTCATTGTATCTTATAGAGAAGAACTTACCAAGTTAGCTGAATCTCAAGAAGCCAATGGGGAAATTGTTTATACTCCTATTTATTTTGGTAGAGGTGGAGCTGGAGTAAGAAAAGCTATTGCCGAAGGTAAAGAAGTAGAAGATCTTAAAAAAGGAAAAAGAAAGATAGGATTTGCTAAGGAGTGATAATAATGAATCATAAAGAAAGAATACTTATTGGAAAAGCTTTGTTAAAATTTGATAATGGAGCTTTGCCTTTTGATATTCAATCAAGAATATTATCTAAACTAAATGATTATAAAGAGTATCTCATCTATAGAGAATTAGAAAATATTATTGCATCTAATGGCATAGATACAGATATTAGTGATACTGTAGATTTACCAGTTGAAGAAGAAGCTGCATCAATATCTTTGAGTAATGATGTTTTAGATGAACTCTTTAAAACTTGTATAAGAAATAATAAAGGAATGTTTGATACAGCTCTTAATGTAGATATACCATTTGTAAAATATCTAGTTAAGATTAATAGTCCATTTATTATGCTTAAGGAAGAATTGACTAAAGAAAAGTATCCTATGACGTATAAGCAATATGTGGACATAAGAAGATTCTTAGGGGCTAGAAAGAATACCAAAGAAATATTCTCTGATCTATATGATGAGTATTGTAGATTTAGAGCAGAGATAGCTGTACCATATTTAAGTACAGTTGGGTCTAGCTTGAATAACAATGTCGGTATTGTTAAAGAATTTAGAAACTTTATTATAGCTATGCAGTCTAATAGCTTAAGACCTTATACAAGCAAATACTTCTTCTATATCAATAATGGAGAGTATCCTACAAGTATAATTCTTCCTAATATGGTAAAGAATGGTATTACTAGAGGCAATGATCTAGATAGAGATAGGAGAGCATGATGTTAGAGAAAGAATATAAGATAGAAGAATTGTCTGAATTATATGAGCAAGGATTCTTCAAGAATACTAGAATAGGTCAAGAGATTGAAGATATGGTGGCAGAGTTCAAAGAGAATTTATTAAGAAGTAATAAGATTGAGCTTGCAAATGCTACAAATCTTATTCTTCAAGAAGAAGGAATAGAAACTACTGATGAATTCTATGAAAAGTATATTACAGATAAAAGACGTACTAGAGTAAATATGGCTTTATTTTCTTTTATCAAATATCTTAAATCCAATCATCCTGAAATGATTAGATCACAGAGTGAGCCATATGATGATAATTTTGTAGATCTCAAAACTGTTAGATTGCAATTTAGAAATGCTAGAAACTATTTCAATGATTTGCATCTATTATATAAGAACTTCTATAATAGAAATAACTTTACTTATATAAATCAACGTCTATTCTTGGAGAAATTATCTGAGTTCCAATATGATTTTAGAATAGATCCTGGAAAGATTATACCTCCAGATTATTTTAAATAAACACAAATAAAAGAGAAGGGAACTAAATCCCTTCTCTTATTTTTTTTATTGTTCAGCTTCAAGTTCGTATTCATCATAGATCTTCATGCGTGTATCATAAAGATCACCTTTGAACAATTGATCGCGTTTAACTGTAAGTTCTTTATACATACGATCAAGTTGTTTGAATTCTTCTTTTGTAAGTTGGTTATTTTCAACGTAGTCTTGAAGATAAGCAAGTTTAGAATTGATATTAGCCATAAGCATAGGAATGGCATCAGGTTCGTTTTCTAATGCATTTTGTTGCTCCATAGCGATCTTAACTAAATCATCTTCCATTGCTTCTGGAACAGATTTCATTTTCTTATTAGGAAGGATAGAGGATTTTACTTCTTCATATAAGATATGCTCAGCCGTACCAGCAGATTCAATCAATGCATCATCATCGATACGATTTAAACGTCTAGCAATATTATCCAATTCTTTGATTTCAATCTTAGAAGGAGATAATTGTTTACAACGGTCAATCATCATAAGAGCAGGAATTCGGTTATCACGAACATTTTTGTATACTCTTAGTACCCATGCTAATACAATAAATTTATTATTGATTTCTTTGTTGTAGTTGTACCAATTCAATGCAATCTTATTGAATGCAGATTTGATATTTTGTTCATAACCACACCATTCAAAGAAGTCATTCATAACTGGATTATTATCTACTTCTTTTTTATCAAAGATAGTAATAAATTTACGAACAGCATCTCTGAAGCCATAGGACAATAATTCCATATAATGGATAGAGTCAGAAATCTTTAATACGTCATTATTTTTTGTAAGATGAGCATCAATTGCTTTACATACAGATTCGCATGGAGCAGCGTCACTTACCAAGTTATATACTTCATGCATAAGAAGTGCAGCAATTTCTTTAGCAGAAAGATTGATATCTTCTTGGAACAATTTAGAATCTAATTCTAAGTAATATTGATCAATAACGTATTTTTCACCACCAGTGATGATTTTGATTACTTGTTCAGCATCGATCTTAGGCATAGCATAGATACCAAAGAAGAGTTTATCTGTATTATTAGTGTATAAAACTCTAAGACATTTAGCATCAAAGAATTTATTCAATGCATTTTGCAAATCCAAAATAAATTCTTGTTTTGGATCTTTCTTTATATTCTGAATCGCTATTTCGATATCATCATAAGCGTCTTTAAGTTTAGTTTTAGCTAGGATATCCAATGTTAATCCTCCTTAAATAACTCTAGAGTAAAATAAATTGTACAATTATCTAAATGTTTCCAGTATAAGAAAGGATGGGTACTATGAATAACAATATTTATGTAAGTGCTAGACGTGCTTTAAATGACTATGATGCTAATAAGGTTACTTATAGTAGAAAGAAGTTAAATAAGAAAAAAGAAGAACCATTTATAGAACCTAAAAAGTCTGATATATGTATTGGAACTGGTTCTCCTATGGATGTAAAAAATCATAGATAGATATACTATATATTAGAGGTTCAGCGTACCTCTTAAAGTAAGTTTTCTTTTCTTCTACTCTTTAGGGATTGTGATATAGAGTTTAACACTCTATATCATACCCTCTTGTCAAAAACCAGTTTCAGTTATATACTATAATAGTGAACCTGTGTTAAAGAAAACTAGGTATTTTGTTTAATTTAATTATTTTTTTAAGAGGAGGTTTGTTTAAAATGAAAACAACAAACAGCAACAATCAAAAACGTAGTAGTTATTCTCGTGGAGGAAACCGTAACAACAATTACTCCAAACCTAAATATGGCAAGTCTACTACTAAAGGCTCTTATTATGGAACCCCAGCATCAAAGAGCAACTACAATAGTTATCAGCAGGATAAGTATGATAACTATGGCCGTCCAGTATCTGAAGTTGTAGAATATGGAAAATGTCAAAATGCAGCCAATGATCTAATGATGAAAGGGAATAAAGCCCACATCAAACATTTCCCTACAATCTGCTACATTAAAGACGTTCTTAAAAACAACATCCAAGATCCGACAGCAGGATTCTTACATATTACAGAACGTGGTCTTGATGGAGTATCTTTTGATTCTATGAAAGAAGAATTCGATGTACTTCATCCAAATGAGTTGAAAACAAATATTCAACCATTCATCGATGCTATCTTTTCTGCATTCGTAACTAACGGTGTATTTGATAAGAGAAATGAAAACAATATCTCTATCATCAAACTATTGGTTCGTGAAAAGAATTGTCTAGAGAAGACATTCAATTACGACAAGATGGCATTATTAGCATCTAAATATGCTGTAGAGTATTCTAATGAAACTCTTATTACTATCGATGCTATTAAAGCAAGAATGTTTAACTCTCTTGCTGAAAGCGTATTCGCTATTGAGACAGAGCTAGCTAAAGGTCCTGTTGATTTTAAACGAGATGAAACTCGTGTAAACTATATCAAAGTTCCTATCCGCTCCTTCTTAATGGAGTATGCAACCTGTTGCCAAGAAGTATTGGCATTGGTTAAACCAAAACGTTATCGCGGTTAATATCTACACACATTAAAGAGAATGGGGTGAGTTCCCATTCTCTTCTATTTTGTCTAAAAGGAGAATAAAATGAAAGAAGTAATCAAGACAGTAGCTAAATTGGTAGTGGTACTAAGCCTATTTTTTGCATGCACTAACGTAAGTGCATTCAGTACATATGTGCGAGATGACGTTACAGGGGCTTTAAGACTTAACTTTGTTTCAGAAAGTTTTGGATTGTTTAAAACAGACAAAGATAACGTTTACAAAGGTCGTGTTACAATGAAAGTCAAAGACTTAGAAGGTAAACTTAATAAAAACAATCCAGAAATTGAAGTTTATTATTTATGGGATAAGAATACAGGGAAGTTCTATCTAACTACTGGTAAAGTGGATGGACAAAAAGTTCAAGGTGCTAAATGGGGTCCAATTAAAATGGATTCTTCAACATTCGAAGTTGATAAAAGTGTAACTTATTATATCTTCTATCGCATGTGGCTTAATAACACAGAAACTGAGACAGGTGATAGATTGAATACCGTTACATTAATGCAACTATTCCACTTAATTAAAGATGGAACAATTCCAAGTATTGATAACTAAGGAGAACAAAAATGATGAAAGCAAAACATATTGCAGTTTTAGTATTGGCTTGTGTAGTTGGTAGTGGTGCAGGCTATTTGCAAAATAATTATGATATCTTTAATACTACTGCAGCAACAAATACAGAATACTCCTCTTCTAAAGATATGAGTGTTCAAAGTTCCCATCCTCCTATTAAAGAGGACAATCAAAAAATCACAAAAAATGTAGATGCTAAAGGTAAGATGAAAGTATCTGCATACCCAGAGACTTATGTATATCCAGATACTCTAGAGTATACAAAAACAAATGAAAAAGTTACTGGCAGCATTACTGTAAATAACATGGATCAAGATTCTGTAATGGACTTTGAAATCTATCTAAAAAGCGGTATCATGAAGACATCTATGAAAGGGTCAGATCATTGGGATGAAACAAATCCTATTAGGCCAATGGGCACTGAACCACGCTATTACGTTGCAAAATATATTGTAGATGTAATGCGTAACAATAATAGTCACATTTTAGATCATGGTACTTATCAAATGATGACTCAACGATATTAGTTTTAATTAAGGAGAGTATCTTATGAATTTTAAATCTATAATATTATCTATTCTATTCTTATTTGGAATCTTATTCATTCCAAATACATCTTATGCATATGATAATATCTAT